GTCGAAAGCATGGGAATCTGCTGCTTAGTCATCTAGCGTGTCTCCTGTTGCCAAATCGTCTTCCGTGTCAGGGGTTTCCGGTTCGGCTTTATCCGTCGCTTCTGCGACGGCTACTTTGCTGCTGTTCCTGAAATCGCTCTCGACCTTCAGGCCGAGGCTATCGAGGATGGCGAGGTATTCGGCTTGCTCGTTGGCGACGGCCACGGGGTCATAGCCCTGCCGGCGGATCGCTTCAGGCAAGGTGATAAATCCGTTGCTGACCGCGCTGGCAAGGGACTGGAATTCTTTGGAAGGATCGACAATGGTCCGTGCCGGCGGCGTCCACTCGGCGGTGATGTCGGTCGTGATCAGGCCGGTCTGGAGTTCGGCCGCAGCGAGGAACCACTGAAACACCCGGTGACAGAAACGCGGGATGAACAACTGCCAGAGGTAGCCGTCGATGGCGCGACCCATTTCCTGGGCGCCCATGCGGGCGGAACTGAAATTCACGGAACTCAAATCACCCGTCAGGGATTCGTAAGTGACGCCCAGACCCGCTGCGACTCGGCGCAGGCAGGAATCGCGATAGGCTGGATCTTCGCCAGCGGGCGGCGGCGTGTTGAATTCGATCTGACTTCCGGGACGCAGCGCATACATGGTGCCGGGAGAGAGGTCGGGCAACTCGGTGGCCAGTTCGTCCTCGAAGTCATTCGGGTTGTCGCTGATCAGGAAGCCGCACATCAGGTTGGCCAGCTTCTGGCGCACCAGATAAGCGTCTTCGTACTGAGCAAGTTCCATCAGCGTGACCGTGACCGGGGCAAACCAACTGACTCCGCGCTCTTGGCCCGGCCTGTCTTTGCGAAACAGGTGGATGATCTCGTCGGCCGGTACGCGCACGTAGTCGGCGGGATTGAGGTAGGCCAGCGGGCTACCGGGATGGCGCTTCCGCAAGTAATAGGCGACCCGTCGGCCGAGGGGGTCGAACTCGATGCCTCGCAGAACGGTATTGCCGTTGGCCAGTTGCTGATCCAGTTGCAGGGTGTCGGCGATCATGTCGCACTCGATGACCTGAAGCTGGATGGGGACGGGCAGCCGATCTTCCGGTCGGCGGGGGCGCAGACGAATCAGGACTTCGCCACTCTCGACCATGGCCCGCATGGACAAGGCCTGCAAGTGATAGAGGTCGCCGATCCCGTCCGCATCGCAGGCCGATGTCTCGGCCCACTGATCCCACAACCGTTGGGCCTTCTCCATGCGCGTCTTCGACTTGCAATGGATCTGGCAGCGAATGCCAAAACCAATCGAATTGGAGACGAGGCTATTGAGCCCTTTTGCCGCCCACGGATTGTCGCGGACCAGCGAACGCGCACGGTCGCGAATGGTCTGCGGATTCTGAATGGCGCTGGTGCCGTCGGTGACCGGTGTGTACCAATGCTTCATGCGCGGCGAATGACTGGCCGCTTCGTACCGGCGCGTCGGCTGCGGCGGGGCGACTTTGTTGGACGCCCAGGACATGAAGTCGAAGACGGCGCTCATAAGCCTGAACTCGTTGAAGGCTTCCAGGCTTTGCCGCGTGCTGTGGCGGCCACGGCCACGCCGAGTTCGGCCGCGACCTGATTGCGGAGCGCCATGAGATCGGACAGTTTCTGGTAGACAACAATACGGCCGTCGATCTCGACCCGGTTTGTGCCGGTCGCTATCGCCGCTTCAATTGCATCCAGTTGAGTCAGGGTGTACGCCATGATCGTCTTTGTACCGACCTCTGGCGAACAAAATCAGACCCAAAATGTTCTATAGGTAGCTGGATTTGCTGGAGATTCTTCTGACGTGCTGGGGCGTGAGGCCGACGCGCTTGGCGATGTCTTTGGCCGGGAGCCCTTCGGCCTGCATCTGGATGACCTGCTCATCGCGTCGTTCCTTGCAGCGGGTGGCGACATATATCTTGTCGCCGCCGTAGGCGTGCCGCCAATGGTCGATGGCTTCAAACAGGCGCGGCCAGTCCTCGGGCGCAATCACCCGGGTGAGTTGCTGTTCCAGATCGGAGATCGGGTCAGACATACTTGGCGAGATTGCTGGAGAGTTTGTCGTTGGCAGCAGCCCGCAGGAGATGGCGGGTAAAGACGCCGCCAAACCGCTGAGTGAAGAGCCCGGTGGCGAGGGTCTTAACGTCGATCAAACGGCGGTACTGAGTCGCTTTGACGAAGAGGAAGACGGGCTGGACAAAGCTGCCGCTGACAATATTGTTGGTGCTGTTGAAGCGTTGCCAGATGCCGGCGGGCAAAGTGGTGGGGTTGCCTTTGCCCCGGATTCGCTCAGTGCCGGGGCTAAGACCTTGCGGGCCGCCGGAGACAAAAAACTCGGTGGAGAACGCACCCCCCATTTTTTTACCCAGCCGTTTGTTCAGCCGTTTGCGGCCTTTGTCGCCCATGTTGGAGCGAACGCCCATGTCGCGCATGGCATCGAAGTAGGTCAGCATCTGAATGATGAAGCCCCTTTGCGGGTTGTCGTATTGGTCCATTGGGCAACCGGAGGCCGGGACTGCGTAGTAGCCCGGTTTGATTAGCCCTTTCTTCAGCAGCAACCCTTCCATGTCCTTGTAGCGGCGAATCGTATTGCCGCCGAACTGGTGCGCCAGCGCTTTTTCGTATTTTTTGTCTCCCCAGTAACCGCTGCGGTTGGTCGAGCCTTGGCGGATCAGCGCCCAGACATCGTCATCCGGCATACTTTGAATCAGGCCGACATAGGACATGTACTGTGTGCGGAGGCTTTTTACCGGACCCGATCCGGGTGTGATCTCGCGCACTTTGCCGAGGTCTTTCAGCACGCCGATGGCTTTCATCGTCCAGGGGGTCGGCTTGTGAAAGACGGACTCCATTTCCGTGTCGATGACTTCTTTGATTTCAAAGGCCATGTCGTTGACGGTGCGTAAGGCCGCATAGCCGATTTGCCGACTGATGACTCCCGGCAACTGCTGGGCGACACTGTCAAAGTTGCTGGTCAGCTTGATGTTCCACTCGCTCATAGCACGGCGCTCGATTGACGGCGGGTGGTGCGGATTGCAGGACGAGCCGGTGCGGCGGAGGGCATGGCCTCATGCACGGGTGCGGGATCCTCTTCTTCACGTCGGGTCGGTAGGGCGCCGGTCTGCTGGGCGACGATCTTGAGGCGAACGCCGGATTGCTTGAGGGCTTCCAGTGCGGCGGTGGCGTAAACAAAACAGTCGAGCGCCTCATTGCGGGCGCCGGCCGGTTTTTTCCAAGCGCGGGTCGCCACGCCGGATTTGTTGTAGCTGGTCACGCGCTTTTCCGAGGTCAACTGGGTGAAGTAGCTGTCGGGTAGGTCCGCCGCGAAGGCGACGTAGCGAGGGCGGTCAGGATTGGTAACGGCCAGTGCCGAGCGAATCTGGTCCTTGGCGGTATCGACACCCACCAGATAGAGTCGGACGCCTTGGCTCAATTTGGTCTTGGTGACCTTACTGGGCCAGACCGGATGATTGCCGGCGCGGCCTTTGATCGGGAAGACCTTACGGCTGGCCCGACTGCGACAGAATTCGTAGGCGCGTTGGGTGTGGTGGCCGCCGGTATCAAGGGCTGTGGCGCGAATCCGCAGCAGGCGCCCATCCTGCGTGGCGAACTGGCCCAGCAGCAGCGCATCCAGTTCGGACCATAGCTGCGCTTCGCCGGGGGCGCCCCAGAGTTGCAGATGATCCAGCACTCTCGCCTGCTCAGCGCCGGTCCAGCCAATCAGCGTGATCTCCAGTCGGTCGTCCTGTACGTCTACGCCAGCGGTGATGAGGGCGATGTCGGCTGGAATGGCGTGGACATCCCAGGCTTCGCGTCGGGCCATGAGGGCTTCGTGATCGACTTTCTCCCCCGTGCGGTCTTCCCAGCACTGGCCCAGCTTGGTGTTGATGAAGGACTGAAGCTTGGTGCTGTGGCCCTTGGCCTTGAGGAAATCGCGGGCGGCATCCGACCATGAATACCAGCCGGGTGGCGAGTAGAGCGAGGACAGATGGAAGCCGACCATGCCGGGGTCCAGGCCTTCGGCGGCGGGTGTCCATCGGCCGTTTTCCAGCATCCAGCCTTTGTGGCGTTCATCGATCAGCACGCCGCAGTGCTGACAGGTCAGTGCGGCGGACTCGGGGTCGCCCTCCGGCCAGACGATGCGCGGCCAGTCGATCATCTGGTATTCGTGGCAGTCGGGGCAAGGGACGTGGTAGTAGCGTTGGTCGGTTTCCTCAAACGCTTTCCAGATGCGCGATTCACCCTCAATCGTGGGCGTACTGCACATGAAGATTTTGCGGTTGCGCTTGAAGGTGGCGGTACGGGCAATGGCCAGTTCGATGGGATCGCCCTCGCCCTCCACATCACCCGGGTAGGCATCGACTTCGTCCAGAAACAGGTAGCGGGCCGGCATGGAGCGGAGGCCGGTCGCGCTGTTAGCGCCGGTCATCACCAGGGTGCCGCCGGCAAAGTCTTTCTGTTGGAGGGTGTTGCCGGCATCGCGGGCGCGGCTGGGGGCGATGCGCTCGGCGAGGACCGGCGTCACCTCGATCATGGGCTGGACGCGCTGTTTGCTGATGCGTTTGACCATGTCGATGGTCGGCTGCACCATAAGCATGGGTGCCGGCGCGTGGTGGATGCAGTAGCCGAGCCAGTTACTGCCGGCTTCGGTGGCGCCGATCTGGGCGCCTTTCGCAAAGACGACGGTGTGGTACGGACTGCCGGTACTCAGGGCATCGAGAATGGCTTTGAGATAGGGCGTGCGGCTGGTGCGCCAAGGGCCGGGTTCGGCCGAGCCTTTACTTGGCAGAATGCGATGCGCGTCAGCCCATTCCGACACCAGCAGAACGGGTTCGGGTCGGCAAAAGCGCAGGAAGCGTTCCTGCACATTGGCAAACTCGGCTGCAAGGTCGTCAATCGTCGGCGCGACGGTATTCATCTCGGACATCCGTTACATGTTCCAGCGCACGGCGCAATTCATTTTCGAGTGTCTGTTCAATCGTTTTTGCATTACCCTCGGCGGCAAAAATGGACGCGAAGCGGCCCGGTATGGTCAGCAGTTGCTCCCGAAAAGCCGAGGCGGCCGTATCCAGCGCCTGGTACACGGATTCCTGAGAAAGCAGTTCGCCGCGCTTCTGTTTGTATTCGATCTCGGCCAGGTGGGCTAGGTAGCTTTCCTTTTTCGCCCGGGCTTCGGCCATATCCAGAATGGCAGCGGCTTTTTCGGTCGAGAATTCTCTGGATGCGCTGGGTGCGGCATTGCTGCCGCCTTTCTTCCTTCCGGCTCCGGGCCGTCTACCGCCCTTCCCCGTAAATACTTCCACTGAATCACCTCGCGTAGCGTTGTTCCATGCGTTCATGTTCGGTCTGGCAAAACACGCAGCGGACAGCGGTGGGGAGCGCCCGCAGGCGGATGGCTTCAATCTCTTCGCCGCAATCGACACAGTCGTAACTGGCTCGGGTAAAGGGTCGCCGAGGCGGGGTATTTTTGGCTCGCAGGGCGTCCATCGTCTCGGCTTGTTCTTGAGCGCGGTCGGCGTCATCGGCCATTGACGGTGGTCAGCCGGGTCAATGTCAGGTCAATCTCGCGCAGACTTTTTTGAATCTCGCGATACTGGTCGTCGTGCTTTTCCAAGTGAGTCTTGAATCCATCCTCCAGTTGCCCGAGTCGGTATTCGTGCTGTTGCACCATGTTCCATACGGC